TATAGGTCACTGGGGTAATGATAATTTAGTAAATCTTACTGCTGATGGTAAATTAGGGATAGGAACTGAATCGCCTGATTTTGAGTTAGATGTTGCAGGTAATATAGGTATAGACGGAAAGCTGTATCATAATGGAGATCATAATACTTATCTAGGTTTTGATGCTGATGAAATACAGTTAAGAACAGGTGGAACTGATAGAGTCATTGTTGATTCTTCAGGTAATGTAGGAATAGCCACTACTCCTTCATCTTTATTTCATTTAAAAACTGGCAACAGAGATTTAAACTTTGTACTTGCAGATAGTCCATCAACAGGGAATGTTGGAGTTCAGTTAAGAGCAGGTGCAAGTGACTATATTGGTATAGCAGGCGGTGGTGGAACAGGAATCGGGATTGTTGTAGATGATAGCAATAACGTAGGAATAGGAACTTCCTCACCTTCAGAAAAACTAGATGTAAACGGAACTCTAAATGCAACTAATTTAACAATAGGTGGTGCACAGGGTAGTGATGGACAAGTATTAACTTCAACAGGAAGTGGTGTAGCTTGGGAAAACGCTACAGGTGGATCAGGAGGCATGACTTCTTTCCAATTAGAAGATGGTGATGGTACTGAAGTAGCTGTATCAGATGGTAAAGAAGTTAAATTTGTTGAAGGTGGTGGTATTGATATAAATTGGACAGATACAGATAATGGTACAGATGGAGACCCATATGATTTAACATTTACTGTAAACGCAGCACAACCTAACATTACAAGTCTTGGTACTTTAACAACTCTTACAGTAGATGACATTACTATAGATGGCTCTACTATTTCTGATGGTGGAGATTTTACATTAGATGTTGGTGGAGATATTGTTCTTGATGCAGATGGTGGAGATATATGGTTTAATGATGGTGGAACAACTATTGGAGTATTTAAAAATTCTTCAAGTCATTTATTTATTGAATCTTCTGTATCAGATAAAGATGTATTAATTAGAGGTAACGATGGTGGTTCAACAATTACTGCTGTTGAGTTTGATATGTCAGACGCAGGAACAGCGAGTTTTAATCACGACATTAAACTTGCCGATAGTGGACAAGCTATATTTGGTGATGGTGATGATTTATCAATATATCATGCAAGTGACTTTAATTTCTTAATTGCACCTACACACCCAATTGTTATTGGTGGTACTTCTATTAGTCTAAAAAATGCTGCAACTACTGAAAATATGTTAGTTGCTACACAAGATGGAGCTGTAACTCTTTACCACAACAACGCAGAAAAACTAGCAACAGCTAGTGGTGGTATATCAGTAACAGGAGAAGTCGCAGCAACATCATTAGATATTAGTGGTGATGTAGATGTAGATGGCACTTTAGAAGCCGATGCAATTACCGTTAATGGCTCAACTTTAGCAAGCGTTATAGCAGGAACTACAGTAACATTAGCTTCCACAGTTTCAGTTTCAGACAGCACAGCAAACACAAATTTCCCTGTAGTCTTTCACGATGAATCAAACGCATTATTAGATGATACAGGCGCTTTAACATACAATCCAAGCACAGGAACATTTGTAGTTCCTAATTTAAATGTCACTGGTACTACTACTACTGTAGATACTACCACAATGACAGTAACAGACAAAAACATTGAAATTGCCAAAGGTGCAGCAAATGATGCAGCTGCAGACGGAGCTGGTATAACAATAGATAGTGGAGATGGAGATAAGACCTGGAACTGGGTAGACTCCACAAATGCATGGACATCTTCTGAACACATTCAAGTTGGAACTGATAAGGTATTTGGTTTTTCAAATGATACAAATACTTATATTGATAGACCTGCTGCTGATGTTATAAGATTTACTACAGGGGGATCAGAAAAGGCTCGTATTAATTCTTCAGGTACTTGGCTTAGCATGGCAACACAACAAGGAATTGGTGGCACACCAGCAGACTCAAATACTTTTGAGCTAGGTAGAGGATACTTGAACTTAGCTAGAGATGATACTGCAGACGCTAAACAAATTACTTTTGGTAAAAATGGTGCCGTTCATTCATATATAGAAACAACTTCTACTGCATTAGTTTTAGATTCTACAGTTGATATTGTCCTAGATGCAGATGGTGCAGATGTTCTTTTTAAAGATGGTGGAACACAATTTGGTAAAATTAGTAAAGGTGGTGGCTCTGATCTAATAATTGATGCAAGTATTGCTGATAAAGACATATTCTTAATGGGTACAGATGGCTCTACTGCAATTACTGCTCTTAAACTTGATATGTCAGCAGCAGGGGCAGCAACATTTAACAGTACAATAACCAGTAGCGACATAACCATAACAAATGCAGGTCCAAGTCTATATCTTGTAGACACAGACAATGATTCTGACTGGCAAATTAAGAATGGTAATGGGCATTTTAGAGTAATAGATACTACAAATTCACTAGACAGATTAAATATTGATACAAGTGGACGTGTAGGTATAGGAACAGCAGGAGGAGCAGCTGGAGCAAAACTTCATGTACTAAGTGGTACAGATAACAATTTATCAGCAGATATTTCAGAAGTAAGGTTTATAGGTGCTGATAAAGCTATAACAGGAGAACAAGCCAATTTAGTCATACAAACAAATGACGATATGGCAATAAATAAAGGTGGCTCTATTGCATTTGGTGGTAGACATACAACTTCATCAACTAATAGTGGAAATTTTGCTCATATTAGCGGAAGAAAAGAAAATTCAACATCAGCAAATTATGCGGGGTATTTATCTTTTGGTACATCAGATAGTGCTTCTGATATAACTGAGGCGATGAGAATATCTTCAGATGGAGTATTATGTATAGGAGATACCGAGGGCTGGACTAGTACTGTTTTAGACTTAGGTGCTACTTCAAATAATATGAGAGTTGGAAATACTCTTTATTTTTATGATAGTAATAGGTATATAAAAAGAAATAGTAACGACTTAGAATATTCTACTAATGGAAAACATAATTTTACAGCAGGTAATGTTCAAGTTTCAGCAGGTGGTCTATCTTACGATAACAATGGACAGATGTACTCTTGGAGAGCACAAAACAATTCAGGAAATGCTAGTAATTATACAAAAATAGCTTCAGTATCGGGTTCACAGAGCACAAGATTCTATATAAATGTATATGGTAGAAGTCAAGGTTACTCAGATGGAGTATTAGGAGCTATGGCTACTATCGTTGGTCAGATAAACAATGATAATGATATAGACCTAATGTATTACAATTTTTATGCTGATGAAGATGCCATTAATGGTGCAGGTCATGTTAATACTGGAAGTTGCACAGCAGACATATATGTTCAAACAGGCACTTATTCAGAATTGGTAGCACAGGGTGGAATCTCAGATGGAACACTCACACCTTATTCAACTACTACAGGCTCATCTGCCCCAACGAATCACGTAGCTGCAAGTCAAAGAGTCGTACTAGTACAAAATGCTAGTGGACAAGTTGGTATTAATGATACCTCACCTTCAGACACACTTGATGTAAATGGAACAGTTAGTTTAAAAAATACTAGTGCTACAGCAGCAAATTATATTCACATGCCTAGAGGTGGTGGAATCACTCTTTATGGTGATGCTAACCAACATCATGGTATATTCTCAAGAGATCAAAGTAATAATTCAGCAGATGATCTTATGATTACCTCTTATGGAGCGGTTTATATTGATTTAGATTCAAATGATAATAATACTTCAGGTGCAGACTTTGTTATAGGTAAACATAATAGCACTAGTAATAATTTATTGGTTGTTGATGGAGAAGATGGAGATGTCGGTATTGGTACAACACCTTCGTTTTCTTCAGGAAGTGGTTTAGAAATAGAAAGAAGTGGAACTGCTACTTTAAGACTACAAGATTCAGGAAATAAATCAGCAGAAATCAGAATGAGTACTGATTTAGAGTTTGTCTCTGTTAATAGTGGTTCAAATATGGTTTTTGATGCAACAGGTGATATTGTCCTAGATGCAGACGGTGGAGATATTAATTTAAAAGATGGGGGAACAGAATTTTTAAGATTATCAAACTCAGGAGATGGACCTCAGTTTTATTCTCCTGTATCAGATAAAGATTTTAAATTTGTTGTAAATGATGGTGGTAGTGATACAACTGTACTTTATATTGATGGGTCTGCTGCTGGAAATGTCGGTATCGGTACAACAAGTCCTATAGCAGACTTACAGGTAGGCGATGCTTCATCAGCACAAACTTTTTTAATGTTAGGGCCTAACTCCAACACTACAAGCTCACAAATCCTCTTTGGCGATAATACTTCAGGTGGTGACCCTTATGAAAATGGTATGGGCATAAGATACGATAGCTCAAGTAATGTCTTGCATTTTGATGATAACTACAACGATGGTGGTAGTGCCAATAATGAAATTATGAGTATTGACAGAGATGACCAAAGAGTTGGTATTGGCACAACCTCACCAACAGGTAAATTACATATACATAATACATCTACTACTTCAGATGGAGATGGATCAGCAGACGAATCACCAACAGGTCAAGATAGTATTTTACTTTACGGTCATGGGGGAACAAACGGTCAAACTTACGGAGGCATAACTTGGTTAGGTAGTAGCAGTAGGAGACGTGCCATGATAAGCGCTGTTGCTGAAAGTACTGATACTGATTATCTAGGATTAGCATTTTATACTCAAGGTACTGATGGTTCAGGTGACTTTTATGAATCAATGCGTATAGCTCGTAATGGTAATGTCGGAATTGGAACTACAAGTCCTAGTTTTTCAGCAGGTTCTGGTTTAGAAATAAGTAGAGCAGGTCCAGCGACTTTAAGACTAGAAGATACAGATGGCACAACAGGCGCAACAGAATTAGTTCAAGTAGATGCAGACGGTTATTTATTAACAAGACAAAGTAGTAACTTAATTTTTGGTACAAATTCTTCTGAAAGAATGAGAATAACTTCTTCAGGAGAAGTACAAATACAGCAAAGTGGTTTAGTAATAGAACACGCAAGTACTCCATTTATGCAACTTAAAGATACAACCAATAATGTTAGTTTAAAATTTTATGCACAAGACAGTAATGCTTTTGTAGGAACAACATCAAGTCACGAAGTAAATATTGGTACAAATAATACTACTGCTATAAATATTACCACTTCTCAAGAAGTTACTATTTCTAATGGATTAGATGTATATGGAGCTTCCCCTGCTATTAAATCAAGGGGATCAGACAGTGAAATAATACTACAATCTCTAAATGAATCAGCTTCAAATGCAGCTCAGTTCCATATTGCACACCAAGCAGGAAATGCACAAATCTATAATGCTAGAGGAAATATGCGTTACTACATGGGTGCTAATGATGCAACTTATATAGAAGGCGATGGCAATTACATGGAAATTAATACTGCATCAGGTTATACAAGAATTGGTGCTAATAATTCTTCATTCTCTCATTTTTATACTGATAGAGCTGAATTTTATTTCAATAAAGCTGTAGCAATTAATGGAGCTTGCCGACCTTATGGCGATGATACCCATGATTTAGGTAGTTCAAGCAATAATTGGCGCGAATTATTTATAACAACAGTTACTGCAGCAGGTGATGTTACTGCATATGCTTCTGATGAAAGACTAAAAACAAATATTGTAAAAATAGATAGTGCAGTAGAAAAAGTAAAACAACTAAGAGGTGTAACTTTTGATTGGAAAGATGATGTAGAAGAAAAAGGATTTAAGCCTTCAGCAAAACATGAGACTGGAGTTATTGCTCAAGAAATACAAAAAATAATACCAGATGCGGTTGTACCCGCACCTTTTGATTCAAATTATTTGACAGTAAAACATGAAAAAATAATTCCTCTACTTATTGAAGCAATTAAAGAACAACAAGAAGAAATAGAACAATTAAAAAGAGATTCACACCCCGCAAAGGATATGTGTGACATGAAAGGCTACAAAGATTTGGTAGCAAGAATAGAAAAAATGGAGAAAAGTAATGGCAATAACTAAAACTACAACTGTAGAACTTATTGAAGTGCGACCTGCTGCAAATTCTTCCGCAGCAAACAGTTCAAATGAAAAGTATAATAGTGCAATGGTTGTATATAAGAATATTCTTGATGACAGTAGTGATGATGACTTACCTGTAACTGCTAAAACAACAAAATATTTTTATAAATTTGTTGCAGATGGTGGAGCGGCAACTAACTACTCAAGTGAAGACGCCCTTGTAAAGGCAGTTCTAGACGCAATTTGGGAATAACATGGCTGTACCCTCATCTGGAGCAATAACAATGAGAGGAATCTTCTCGGAGAAGAACGAGAACGATTATAGTGCGCAAAATATGGACGGAGAAAATTCCGTTAGCTTAAAAGGATTATGTGATAATAGCACTAATGATTCTAGTGGTGGAAATATAAACTTGAATACAGGTTTTGCAAGTACAGCTAGTGGAGGAGCAAATTTAGATGATGCTCCTTACGCAATGAGTGAGTTTCGTGGATATGACCATGACGCCTCTACTCTAATACATTCAACTACTTTCCAACCTGATAAAGATACTGTAAGTCTTCCATATCAATCTGTTTATCATTTTTCAGGATTCGGCTCCTCTAACCACCCAGTTTCAAACTGGACAGGCGGAGATTCATCAATGAATGATATAACTTTTCCAGATAGTGCAACTTTTGGAGGAATTTCTTCAGCGTCTAGTGGTGCACAAACTATAGCAGGAAATAAAATCTATATAGCATATCTTTATAACTGGAATAATGATGGAGATAGTACTAATGGAGAAACTATACAAATTGGTTTTGGAAAGAAACAAGAAGGTTCAGAAGTATTTAGTGCAAGTGCAACTGATTGGACAAGTATAAAAATATATGATGGAAGTAATAATAGTGCAACATTAAGAGTAACACTAAATAGAGCAGATGCAGATAGTGCAACTGTTAGTACTTCGGGTGGATACACAGGAATAGTATATAAATGGAACGCTTCTAGAGGCTTTAGTGATTACTTTGGAACAAATACTACTGCAAGTAGTAATGATGAACATTTTATAGAGATATCATAATGAGTATAACAAGATCAAATTCAAATAAAAAAATAATAGATTCAGACTATTCAGGTGTTAGCATTGAATCACTAGATAAGAATAGTACTGATGATGGTTTTATATCTTATGTTCATACAAAAATATTAGGAACATTTGCTACTACACAAGAAAGTAATACTAATTTTAAAGATGATATTTACATGGACGGCAGTCTTGCTCGTTCAGATTATACTGTTGGTACAACACAAGGACAAGCAATAGTATCAAAATTACAAGCAGATTGGGCTAGTGAAGTGCCTAATTATTCTGCTCATGCAATTAATCTTGTAGCAGAATTTACACCAGATCGATTACCTTATACAAATAATAGTATTAGTTGGTATAATTTTGAAGAGCCATCTAGTGCTATAAAAACTACTTATAGTCTCTCATATTCTAAATATTGTAATTGGTATGGATTAAAATTTGATAAGACAACAAAAGAAGTTATGGCAAAAATAGTTTTACCAAATGATGAATTTGTTTCTAAATACGGAGAACCAAGTATTTCACTACCAGCATGGTTAAAAAAAGAAAACGGAAGATTTTTTGCTAAACTTCATAAGAAAGACGGTTCTGTTGATGACTACTATGATATATACATACACGCACCAGTATCTCTTTTTAAAGAGTGGACTGACGCAAATTCACTTACATTCCCTTACAATACAAGTTCTGTTAATTTAAAAGATAATATTTTATGTTGGGGTATAACAGTAAAAGGAAGCACAAATGAAATCAAGCACATTAAAGCGTACTCAAGAGTCTATTTATAAAGAAGTAGATAAGAAATTTTGGGAAAAGAGTCGAAAGGAAAAAGAAATGTACTATAAAAATAAATGTCAATGTTGTAAGTGTTGTAATTGCACTTGCTGTTAAAATAAAAAGGGGCAATAAGCCCCTCTTCACTACATTACTGGAGTTTCTTCTCCAGATTCATCATCTGAAACATTATCTGAAGCTTCCACCGATGCTGTTAATCTAGCAGTGAAACCTTCTGTAGCAACTGAAACTTGATCAAGTTCCATTTGTAACTGTTGCTTTCTAGTATTTAAACTATTAAGACAAGCAACAATATACCTTGCTTCATCTGATAATTCAGAGATGACATATTTTTTATCGTCAAGCATCAAGACTGGTTCGTCTTGAGTTACTTCTGGATTTTGAGTACTCATATATTCTCCTATTTAAATATATCTTCCCAATTACCTTGGGTACTACTTTTAGCATACTCAGTAGCTCTGTTTTCAAAAAAGTTGGTATGCTCAACCGCATTAACTTGCATATCTATCCAAGGCAACGGATTCTCTGTACTATGAAAAATCTTTTTCATACCTAACTGAAGTAATCTTCTATCCGCAATATAACGAATATACTCTTTTACTTCTTTCGCTGTTAGATCAGGAACATTTGTCTTGTCAAAACATACATCAATAAACTTATCTTCGAGTTCAACAGTCCTTTCGGCTGCGCAGTAGATTTCATATTTAAGTCTATCAGTCCATAAGTCTGGATTTTCAGCTATAAAAGTTCTAAATAGCTTGGTTAATCCTTCCACATGAAGGCTTTCATCTCTTATAGACCATGTAACAATCTGTCCCATACCTTTCATTAAGTTATGTCTAGGATAGTTAAGAAGAACAGCAAAACTACTAAATAGTTGTACTCCTTCTGTAAATCCACTATATACTGCCATAGTCTTTGCCATTTCATGTGGTGTTTTCATGTTGAAATTCATTAGATAATCATGTTTTTCTACCATCTCATTTATATCCATAAATTCTTTATACATATCATCAGATTTACCTAATGTCTCTAATAGTAAAGAATATGCTTCTTGGTGTACTGCTTCCATAGCAGCAAAACTTACTAACATCATTCTTACTTCAGGTTGTTTAAATGTTGGTAGATAATGATGTGCATATCCACCACAAACATCAACATCAGCTTGTGTAAAAAATCTAAATATATTATCTAATAATAATCTTTCATCATTTGTTAATTTTTCATTATAATCTTTTATGTCATCTGCAAGAGGAACTTCATCAGGCAACCAGTGCATTTGCTGTTGCTTTTTATAGTTCTCAAATGCCCAAGGATAAGTAAAAGGTTTATAATAATTTCTTTCTTTTAATAAATTCATTTAGCCCTCACAACTTAGACAATCTTGTTGTTCAAAGATTATCTCTCTCTTTACTTCATTGGAAACATTGTCTGCACGACTTATTGCCTCACTTCTCAGATAGTAAAGTGTTTTTAAATTTTTTGCCCATGCCACCATGTGAATATTGTGCAGTTCACCTTTGTTTACATCAGGTGGGAAGAACAGATTTAAACTTTGAGACTGACAAATAAATTGTTGTCTCTCAGCTGCGTGTTCAATAACCCAGGCTTGATTAATCTCAACTGCTGTCTTGAACACTTCTTTTTCTTGTTCACTTAGAAACTCTAAGTGTTGAACGCTACCTTTATTTGTAACTATATCTCTCCATGTTTTATCATCATTCATATCATAACTATCTAAAACTTTTTCTAAGAATTTATTCTTTTGAAGATATGATCCACTCTTTGTTTTTTGAGTGTATGCATTTGCTCTAAAAGGTTCTATACTTGGAGATGTATTTCCACAAATAATACTAGAAGAAGCATTAGGTGCGATAGCAAGTAAATGAGCATTTCTTACTCGACAACTATCGTCATCTGGGCAAGCTCCTCTTTCTACTGCTAACTGTAGGGTTTCTTGCATTGCATCATTCTTGATATGTTTAAATATCATATGATTTGCACTAGCAGCAACAGGTCCTTCAAAAGGAATATTGTTTTTCTGCAAGTATGCGTGGAAACCCATAGCACCCAATCCTATACTTCTTTCACGATATGCACTATACTTTGCTTTTTCTAGTTGTGAAGGTGCGTTATCGATAAAGTGTTGCAATACATTATCTAGGAATCGCACTAAATCTGGAATAAAAGATGGGTGTTTAGACCAATCATCAAAATACTCCAGATTTACACTACTTAGACAACATACTGCTGTTCTTTCTTCGTTTGTAGGTAAAGTAATTTCTGAACAAAGATTACTGTGATTTACATATAATCCTTTCTTTTGTTGAAAACTCGGTAAATCATTATTTACTGCATCTTCAAACATTACATATGGTTCTCCCGTTTCCATACGATTTTGTAGTATCTTTACCCATAGCGCTCTCGCACTTACTACTTTTTTAACTTCTTTTGTATGGGGATCAACTAATTCCCATGAGTCGTCGTATCCATCTTCTTTTGTTGCTCTGTGGATTGTTTCCATGAACTTGTCTGAGATAACAACTCCGTGATGAAGATTAAGGAAGCGACGATTAGTATCACCCCCAGTTGGTTTTCTTCCATCTAAAAACTCCTCTATTTCAGGGTGAGTTATATGTAGATATGCAGCGTAACTTCCTCGTCTTGTGACTCCCTGTGAGAAAGCTAGCATTTCTGCATCTACAACTTTTACAAAAGGAATTACTCCTGTGCTTTCTGAACCTTTAGAAGTACGAGTTCCAGAAGAACGAACATCACTCCAACTTCCGCCTATACCACCACCAAATGATGATAAAAATGCGTTCTCTGTATAATGTCCTGTTATTCCTTCTCTACTATCTTCTATATAATTCAAAAAACAACTTATAGGTAATCCTCTAGCTGTGCCACCATTTGATAAAACGGGGGTGGCAAACATAAACCAAAGATTACTTGCGTAATCATAAATTCTTTGAGCATGGTCGTCATCATCGGCAAAAGCCTCAGCTGCACGAGCAAACGCTTCTTGTGGACTCTTTTCATCGCCCACTAAATATCTGTCTCCTAGAGTTTTGAGACTAAAGTCTGTTAATAACTTATCTCTACTATAATCTATCTTCACTGACATAATTTTCCACCTTTTCTAATATTTCTCGTGCATTATCTTCTCCGATATGTGCAACAGGGTTTAATTTTAAATCCATAAGTTCCACATTTAATAATAAGTGATCTTTTCCAAACTCATTCAGGCTTTCAATATATTTATATTTTCCATGAACGGGTAAAGACTCAGCTATATCAAATATGTCTCCCATGTTCTGCATTAATGTTACTGCTCTCTTTGGTCCGACTCCTGTAACTCCAGGCACATTATCTCCTTTATCTCCAGTCAGACATTTAAAAGTAATGTACTGCTCTGGATCAAAATCATAATGCTCGTCCCAGTTATCAAGAGTTGTTTCTTTTCTCGTTACTGTTGAGAATCGTGATATATTCTCATCTATTAGTAAATCCCAGTCTTTATCTGAAGAAATTAACCAAATATGGTTCAGTCCCATATTCTCTCTATTTTGACAAATAAAAGCAGCAATATCATCTGCTTCTACTCCTTTATACTTGAGAGTAAGTATATTTTCTCTTTCTCGTAAAGTTTTCATTGTATATTCTAAATGAGTTATGAACTCTATAAATAGTTCTTCTTCCTCTTTAGTTTGTTCTGCAAATCTTTCTTTACGATTTGCTTTGTACTCTGGATAGAGTTCTTTTCTATAATTACTTCCTCCATCACCAAGTACTACTATCTCCCCGCAATCATAAGATTTTGCGAGTGATTTTATAGTTCTTATATATTCTTCACAGAAAGCTAAATTACCTGCGTGTTTCCATCTAAAAGCAATGTTGAGTCCATCAACTACTAATAGATTGCCGTTCGGTGTCAGCTTCCCATGGTCTGTAAATTGTATTGCCATTTGTAAATCCCGTCTGTTCTTTTTCTAACCAATGATCTAGTAATAGTATGTAAAGGTTTAACCATGCTACATACATATACTCATCTGTATTTTGTGGTTTTCGTTCTGTGCCTACATACTGTTTTGAATGATTCTCTTTAAATATTAAAAGAGGTTCTTGTTCCATCTCACTAGCTTGTCTGCATAGTTTAGTCCACCACTGGACTATATTGTTATTTTTCTGTGTAAACATTTTATGATTAAGTGCCATATCTTTATAAAATTTAACTTCAATAGTGAATATATTTTCTTGATCTTCTAAATATAGGTCACCTTTTATTTTACCACTACCAGAGCCAGGAGTTTGTATAAACTTCTCTCCAGTAAAGTCACTTAATATTTTTGCTACTTTTAATTCGGCATATCTGCCTTTACTTCTTGAACTCATTGTAATTTTTCCTCTAGTTCGGTATAGCCTCCCACATATTCTCCATCAACTATAATTTGTGGAAATGTCCTTGCGTGTGGAAATAGTTTTCTCACATCTTCAAAAGTATAATCTTCGTTCATCATTTTATACTCTACATTTGCGCCTTTCATTTCTGCAAGTGCTTTTGCTTTTGTGCAAAATGGACAGTTTGGTATGCTATAAATTTCTATGTTCATTATTTGCTTTTTTCTTCTGCTTCGATCATTTTATCTTTAATATCGACTTGACCGTCTCTGTTTTTATCCTTTCCTGTGATGATATTCCACCACTTTACTATAAACTTAAACATGATATATTATTCTCCTTAGTAATCTCTATCTTTTCTAGTAGTGGGTGTGTCCAACCATGTGAAACAAGATATGTATTAAGGTCCTCTTCTTTTAATAGAACTTCTACTACTTTTTCTTTACCTTGCTCATCAAGTGCTTGGTTTACCTCATCTAAAAACAATACATTGATTCTAGATGATGAAATACTACTCATTAATCGTCTAATTGCGACAAGTGTTGCAATGTTTACCCTTGCCAGCTCACCGCTGGAAAGTGCGGTAATATCTATAATGTTACCATTATCTGATACTTCAACATTCAACTTATCGCTTTGTATGACGAAGTTAAGGGCAAACCTACCATCACTAAACTCTGCAAGATAGTGATTGGTCATATCTTCCAGATTCTTCACCATATTCTCAATCTTATAAGCAAGTAGTCCGTTCGTACTAAATGCTTTCTTGAGTAGTTCAAGTATCTGCAAGTTATCTTCTTTCTCAAAAAGTTGCCCTGAAACTTCTTCTAATTCTTTTTCAAACTCTTCCGTTTGTTCTTGTATAATACCTATACGAGTATTGTGTCTTTCTCTGCGATTATTTTCCTCAATTATTTCTTCAAGTTTCTCTCTTGACTGAGAAATTGTCTCCTTAAGCGAGGATATTTTTTCCGATAATTCACTTTCAGAAAGTAACTCAGACGGAAGACTCGAATCGATGTTGCGATAAACTTCTTCAAAATTTCTTTGAGTTTCTTGTGCCGCGTAAATCTTTGAATTACTACTCTTGATTTCCTCAATTTGTTCAAGAAGATCTCGAACTTTTTCCGAAGCATTTTGCTTTTCCTTTTCTTGTTTAATTTGTATATCTTGAATCAGTTTTGTGTCAACTTCTTGCAAACATGTAGGACACACTTTCTCGTCTGTACCAGAGAATACTCTCTTATTTGCTTCTGCACGCCACTGACCCAGCTGGGATTGAAGATCATCATAATCTTCTATCTTTCCATCTACCTTCTCAACTTTTATAGATTTCAGTTGCTCTTTAAAATAATTATTTCTTGAAATATTTTTATTTTTATCGGTGATATTTTCAAATTCTACTTGTAAAGAACGTAAAGTCTTTTCATCTTCTTCCGAATGAAATGGTAAATCTAATTTTGATAATAGAGATGTATCTTCCAACTTATTGTCATTTAACCACTTATCAATGGTATCAATTTTTGACTCTAATCGTGAAACACTTAAAGAATCCTGTCTTACAGCTTCTTTAAATATATCAAAATATTTTACATAGTCATCTAGTTGCAACAAGTCAATCAAAAACTTTTTACGATTAGTGTCTGTTGCAGTTAAAAACTGCAAACTTGCGTTTGTATTTTGATAAACCAGTTGAGTAAATGTTTTGAAGTCAATACCTAAAATTTCTCCCAATGTTTTGTAGGTATTAGTTGCGGTATGTGAGGATATATCCTCGCCATTTTTAATTAATTTACATTTTAGATTTGTCCTACGACTAACATCGATAACATAATCGTTGCTGTCAATAGAAAAACTAAGACTGATATCATAACCTTTATTAATATATCGGTTAGCAATATCGGCTTTCTTAATATTTTTACTGTTTTTATTGAATAATACTTCTTCCAATATAAGAGGAACAGAACTTTTTCCAACACCGTTTGTACCCACCAACTGCGTGAGTGTGGCTTTGGATAAGTCAATTTTGTTTCCTTCTCCATATGAGAAGCAATTACTCCATGCTAAAGTTTTTAGAATAATCATTAAATACTCTCACTATATCGTTTGTTTTCTCTATTTTTAGTATCTCAGTTAGATACTTTACTAATTCTTCTTCCATTGTGAGATTTTCAAGATCAAGTGTTGCTTCAGTCTCTCGTTTTACAACTTTCTTGTCTAACAAGTCTGAGTTTTTAACTTTTGCTAAATCTTGAACATCTCCTTCTATTTCATAGATTGTATGATGCCATTCTGTCTGTACCATTTCGTCTGGATTGTCTACTGTTTTACGAATTAACTGTGGTAAGTTAAATTCATGCCATGTCCAAGACCAATCGTCATCTATAAGTAGATAACCTGTCTTTACTTCATTTCTATGAAAAGAAGTAGTCATTGGACTGCCAGGATATACAATGTTTCTTTGAGTATTCTCGTGTGCATGTAAATCTCCTGCAAAAACAGTTTTAAACTTATCAAATCGAGTTAAATCTACTTCAGGTACTACATGAGGTGGTATCTCACCACGAACATGAGTAAATAAGTATTTCGCATCAATACTTTCTATACTTTTCTTTTTATGCAAATCTGCATAGGGAAGAATCGCCCATTCATCTTCATAGTAGGTTTCTGTTATAACTTCTACTAGAGGATTTAATTCATTTGTTACTCGAATAAGATTATCAAAGAATGTTTTATTCTTTCGAGTAGCTTCATGATTTCCGTCAAATATAATAGTTCTCACTCCCACACTTTTTACAAAGTCAAAGTATAAAGTAAGTTCGTCCATTGACGGCATACGATCAAATAAATCTCCACCTATAATATGTAAACTTATTTGATCTTCTAGCTCTTTCAACTGCTCGAAAAAGAGTTCATACCTTGAGCAAGCCCAAGGCATTGGAACATTCTTTTGACCAAGTTTAATATGCCAGTCTGCCGTAAATAGTATCATTATTCAACATCAAATTCTGATGAAATACTTTCATCAACTGAACCACCTTCTTGGGTTATTCTTTTTAGAAGCTCTAATTGTGCGTCTGCTGTTGGTCTTGGAAGAACATCGTCCATTGACTTTAACTCAGCAATAAGTGCCTGCTCGCTTTCATTGAGCGCTCTTGGCTTACATTTTAGTGCTTGTAACTGATACTCCACATTAAATACTTGTGGGCCTGTTTTAATTCTTTTGAAATAAACGTCCCAACCTGTTTCGTAATCTGTTGGATCTCCTAAATCTTCAGAAGCAGTCATTATTTGGTCAAATAACTTTCTCTTTAGATTAAAGATTTTGATACTTGGTTCACTACCACCGTAATCAATACATTGAATAGCGTAAGACCAAGCACATTTTTGATCTGGATAGTAAGAAGGAACATGATCTGTCTCTTTGTTGTTAAAAGTTTCGCTATTTCTATCGAAAGCTAAACACTCAAGAGGTAGATTTTTATTATTTTCACCCTTTACCCAGTATAAATATCTAGGTAGTAAATCACCAACAAGTCTTACATGATGATTTTCTTTGCCTGTATAGACATATGATTCTACTTTTTCTTTTTGAGCCGAACCTTTGCTCTGATTAAATTTAATTGCCATTTTTATTCTCCTGTGTCTCCTCGAACATAAAGTGAATACGATTCGCTTTAATATCAAGCAGTCTGTTATTGTTAATAATACCCTGCGACACTCGGCAGTGCAACAGGTCTAATGTGGTGTCTTTAGTTTCATTATAATAGTGATAGGAGCGAAACGATGCGACACCTGCATATTCTACTACTTCTCTATCACTGAATTGTCTGCCTTTTTCTAATAAGTCGATAGGATTAATAAGGAAACTACTCCCACCAAACTTATATCTCTGAAATTTAAATGTTGGATCATAGTAATTTGTTGGTAACTTTTTATAAGTTATCATACGAAGTATGGCAATTATATGACCAATATTGCCATCACTTACTCTCATTACTTTATCCCAGTCAAATAGTAACATATATTATAACACGAAAATTAATTGTTGTCAAGAAAAATTTTTCTGAGGTCATAGTTGAGTTATCTCATATCCTTGTTTCATATAATATCCGAGTCGAGCCTGATTCTGTCTCGAAGCTGTTTTACCTTTTAAATGAATATCTACCACTTTTGGCTGCAATTTTCCTTTTTCTTTTCTTATTATTCTTCCTATTAACTGAGTTAATAAAGGCTCGTTGTTTATCGGAGTTGCTAACACAATACAACTTAACTCATTGATAGATATACCCTCTGAGAAAATTGACTGAGTACCAAATAATACATTTTTATCTTTTTTTAACTGTTTAATTGTTTCTTCTCTTTCTGCATGATCCATGTCTCCTGTGACATGAATTGCATTATCTCCTACTAACTGTGCACAAACTTTTAGAAAATATACTCTGTTTGACACAACTAATACTTTGTGTCCTTGAGCCGCATAAGCGGCAGCAATCATACTTACACTACGAACATAATCTTCATTATAGCATAAATGATTTACTTTACTCGCCCAAGGCATTGTTCTTCCATCTAAAAATCTTACTTCTGATGGAACTACATCTACGGAAGGCGTCATGAAGTTTTCCTTTGGCGGTTTCAAAACATGATTACCAAAGTAATCTCTGAAAACTACATGGCGCCCGTCTTTTCTTTCTAGTGTTCCTGTAAGTCCTATCTTATATCGTGCAGGCATTTCATCTATAATTCTAGTAAAAGTTGGACTACTAACATGATGCATTTCGTCTAAAATGATAGTTCCAAATAGATGTTTTATCTCTTTAATTCTACGGTATAAACTCTGAATATTCCCCACGACTATATCAGGCTCGGTGTTAAAGACTCCACTACCTATTCTGCCTGGCGTAAATCCATAGACTTTTTCTACTTCTTTTTCCCACTGCGTTCTTAGTGTAGTTGTATGAGTAACAACAAGCGTTTTCTGTTTTAGCTTTCCTGCAATAGCTAAACCTGTAAATGTCTTACCCCAACTGACCCATGCGTTTATTATAGCATTATCTTTGATCTCAGAATAAACCAAGTTTTGAGAAGGTCGTAACTTGAACTTAAATTCTGGTAGTTTTACTGGTGACTTTACTCTTTTATCAATTATTTCATAGTCATCTGGGATCAAATCCAATCTTCCGCCAGGTATGGTAACTAATCCTGCTCTAATTCGTCTATAAGTTTTTATAATGATAGGCGGATCCATAGGCATACGAGGTGGCAAACTATAAGTAAGCGCATTCTCGAGCTTTTCTTCGAGTTCGGGTGTGGTATCTAAGTATATTCTATGATTAAGAATTGCCTTCATTTATCTCCACTCAGGCCCTGCATACCACTGTACAAGAGACATACGAGTTCCTTTAGTTACAGGTTCTACTTCGTGCTTTAAAAATGATGGAAAGACAAGTATTGATCCTTTATTTCTCCACTCATCTTTTCTTAACTCTTTACCACTTAAGTTCCATAATACAAAGTCTCCACCTTTGTAATAATTTGGGTCTGTTAATTGTACAGTTATCGATAATTTTCTATTAATTGGAGTTGCTAAATCTACATCTCTATGCGCTCCATAATATTGTCCTTGACCATATATTCCAAACTGTATATTTTCTGTACTATTTATTACAGTTTGCCATGCTGTTTGATTTACTGCATGAAGGGTAGAACTTACTATACTCTCTACCCAATGTCCTCTTTCAAAGAAAGCAGTATTTGCTTTTCTTATAGAATTATCTTCCACTTTTCTACTTGTATTCTTCTCATATACTGAGGCTTCTTCTATTTTTAGCTTCTTACCTTCCTGTACTATAAAGTCACAGAGATCGCTTTCTAAGTAACTATCTAAAAATACTATTGGGTGTTGCATTACTGATTTCATGTTATTTTACTCCATTCAATGATTGTTTCTTTTTCTATATCTTCCCACTTGTCAAAATCAATATCATAACAAATTAACTTATCACCAGATTGATTTTCAATTTTATTACTTATATATTTATCTGAGAGTGTATACTCTCTTTCGTATATATTTCCACTTCGTAAACTACGGAATTTAATAAGTACTATTCCATCTACAAGTGCTTCTTCTAAACTTTTCTCCATGTATCTTTTTTCCTTTCTTCGCAGACTTCATATATTAGCCACGGTATTCCGCTTCTATATAGTACTCCTGCCCATGTTTCTAAAGGACTTGGTGGTCTAGCAAAATCAAAAGCATGATTAATACCTTTAATCCATACTACACTTCGTCCTCTTTTCTTTTCTGTCTTTCGTATCTTATGATACTTTAATGGTATACTCTTTTCTTTAAAATATCTAAAGAACATACCTGTTGAATCAATATAAAAATTTCCTTTGTGTTTTATTAACTCAACTGTGTCTGTTATCATATATTTAAGTGGATATAAACTTTTCATTGGAGTTTGTAATCTTCTTTTTCCTAGAGTTTCTCCACTCATATTTTTATCATCTAGGACTTGATCTTCAATCCAAAGTATGCCATCTATAAGTTCTACACTATCCGTATGCACTACATAGACAGGAAACTTATACTTCATACTTTGCCACAAATTTACCCATGCTGTAATCTTCTCCTACTTCAAAGTCACAACCTATTGGGGCATTTGGAATATTTACTCCTCTTTCTTTCTGCACACATTCTTGTAATTTAGCACAGTATTCTTCTACATGTTCATCTGGTACTTCTGCAAGAATTGAATCATGAACTAAAGCAAATATTCTTGCTGGCATATTTACTTTCTTTATCCACTCATTCATTTCAATAGCAGCGAGTAAGTTTACATCAGAAGCAACAGATTGTACTAGAAAGTTAATTCCACTTCGTATTTCGTGTGAAGCAATTCCTCTATCTCTTGATTTTGCATTTGGCAATCTTCTTTTTCTTCCAAAGAAAGAATATATAAAAGCATTATCACGAATAAATTGCTGATTTTGTGTTAGCCATTTCTTTAAATTACTAAACATTTCAAAATATTGTGCAATTACTCTTTGCGCCTCTCCTACTGAAAATTCTTTTCCACTATCTTTGGTAACTTGCCAACTAATCTTTTGAGGCCCAGCTCCATACATTATACCAAATGTTACTGCTTTTGCTTGTTGTCTTTTATCTCCATAAAATTCAGCAACTTCATCTACTTCACAAGGCAACTTAAATACTTGCTTTGCAATAGTAGAGTGGAAGTTACCTCCTTGTCTAAATACGTCCATTAAGTTCTCATCTTTAGCAAGAACTGCAGCGCAATAAACTTCTGCTGTTGTTAAGTCCATAGCAACAATTTTATGTCCTTCTTTTGCTTTGATACACCCTTTTACAATAGGATTATCACGAGGAATCTGTTGCATATTTAGTTTACCTGATGAGGAGAGTCTGCCTGAAGTAGTTCCATGCAGATTAAATCCTGTTCGTAAACGACCATCAAGGTCTAGAGCTGGTAATATCTTATCGAGATATGTATTCTTTATCTTTACATTCTGACGAACTTCAAGAATAAGTTTTGGTATCTCGTGCTGTTCTCCTAATTGTCCAAGAACTTCTGCATCGGTACTATCAGCACCAGTTCCTGTTTTCTTGCCAGTTGGCTCTAGTTTTATATAATCGAACAGTAAACTACGAAGTTGTACTGTTGAATTTGGATTAAACTCTCCTCTATCCTTAATAAATTGTTGTACTTCAGGATATGAATTTAGTTTTGATACTGCATTATCAATCTGTTCTGCCATCAAATTAGAACTCTTTTTCAATCTATCAGTATCAAATGGTACTCCATTTGTTTCTATATCACAAAGGAAACGACAGCCTGGTAATAAAATGTTTCTGTAAACCCAAGTAAGTCTATCATTAGTATCTAACGCTTTTTTAAACTTATGAAATAATACTAGAGTTACAACTGCGTCCATTGCAGCGTAGTCTTTCATTACTTCAAAAGGAACTAAATCCCAACTAAAATCATCTTTTAATATGCCATGCTGTTTACGATAGTTATCTATCCACTCATAGAGAGTTTGTTCATATTCACCATAGTCTGTATGTTTCATTGCCAATATCTTTAAACCATGTGTTCCCGGTTGTTCGTCTAATAAATAGTGTTGAAGCATTGTATCTTCAAATCTAGGGAAAGTAAAGTTGAAATGATACTCAAACCATTGTAAGTCAAACTTTGCATTATGAAATACTACTATCTTTTTCTCAAAGATTTGTTGCATATATCCTTCGCATTGTTTATCAATGCAATCTGTAGAAATATATGCTCCATGTTGCTTTCCATTATGTTCATATGATAGGGAAAAACCAATCATATATCCATCTCGTGGAGATAAGGCACTTGTTTCACAGTCAAGTGCTATATATTCAGAATCAGACACTATTGCACTGGTAAGAAATACATATGCTTCTGCTGTGTCTTCTATTCCTACTTTAAATTCTTCTGGTATTTCTGCTACTTTCAAATCTCCCGATATATAATCTTTTATATTTTGTACTGCTTCTTCAAATGCTTTCTTTGCTTCAGGTCTAAAAGTAATCATAGCAGGATTAATTATAGGTAAAAACTTATCATTGATAAGTCTACCATTCTCTGCTGTAATTGAAGTTTTCTTTGTGAAATACTTGAAAGGTTCTGAGCCTACAAGTATTAAGAAATCATACTCATCTTCATTGATTTCTATATCAACATCAGATTTAAGTATTTTCTTTTTGTTTGCTGTAGATAGGGCGAACCTATCAAATTCAAAGTTAAACCAACGATGAAAGTCAGTTGAACTTGGGGTTGTTTCTACTAATGCTATTTTAGCCATATAATACTCTCTTTATTTCTTTTATTTGTTGTTCTGTTAAATTCCCAGGGTCTTGGTTATCTCTTAACTTTACTATCTTAACTGCCATATCTAGGCTTTCTGCAAGACCCTTTATTTCCTGTGCTGCTTGACGACCTGCATCGTCACCGTCAAACATAATATCTATACCTGTTGCGCCTTGCATTTTCAGTAAAGATAATTTTACCCAATTCATTTGTCTTGTGCCGAAACAGCATACTGTATTCTTGAGACCTTTATCCCATAGATTCAAGGCATCAAACATGCCCTCTACAAGTATAGCACGATTCTGTATCAGCTTTGGTTTTGCTGGACAGAAAGGCAACTGTACTCCAACAGGATAGATATAGTACTTAGGTCTAGTCTCTCCTATCATTGTATTATTAATCAATCTTCCGATTAATCCAACCGTCTTACCAGTTATATCACGAATTGGGAAAATTATCCTTCCTTCAAATTTAGGTACATTCCAAGTAAATGCCTGCCAAATCTTTAAGGTTTCTTTTCCTATATTTCTAAACGGAGCGTCCCACATAATTCTTTCTTCGGGGAGTTGAATACCTACTGTCTCCGCTCTTTTTTGTTCTATTTTCTCTTTCACTTTGTGTATCTTTATTTCCAGACTTGTCGCTGGGGCACCAAAGTGTGTAAATACATTGCCTTTAAAACCACAAGAGAAACAATGCATTACTCCTGTAATTTTATCTACTCGCATACTCGGATTAGTGTCGTCATGCTCAGGATTAAGACACCGAATAACAGCGTCATTTCCCTGTATCTTAAAATCAATTCCTTTTTCTGTAAGTAAATCTGTTGCAATCATAATATATATTATACTCGACTTTTAACTTTTTGTCAAGTAATATTTTTAGCAATCCTTGACAAAGATACCATCGATCATTTTTCCCTTTCTATCTTTTATATCATTGTAAGCGAGTTCTAAACAATCCTCTATAGTAGTTTCATTTCGCGCAGCAATATTAATAAGAATTACCAAACAATCTCCTATATCATCTCTTACATCTTGTTGTTTACATACACTATCAGATAGTTCTCCTACTTCTTGTATTAGTTTTAGAACTTGATCTTTATCTGTAGCGCCATCTATAAGGTTTCTATCCTCATGCCATTCTACTACTTTATTTATTAAATCTATCAATTTTCTTCTCCATTAATTTTACATATTCTTTGCTAAGTTCTATCATTATAGAATCTCTGCCGTGTTTTTCTGCAACTATTCCCGTTGTACCAGTTCCTGCAAATGGGTCTAAAACTATTCCATTTTTAGGACTTCCTGCTAATATACAGGGTTCTACTAATTTTTGAGGGTATGTTGCAAAATGTCCCTCTTTTGCACTTGTATCACTAGGTATTGTCCAAACTGACCTTTTATTTTTTAAAGATTTTCCATCTATACAGATTTCTTTAATTGCTTCATAATCAAAATGATACTTACGAGATTTACTAAATAAGAATAAATACTCATGTGCTTTTGTACATCTATCTTTTGCACTTTCTGGTAGTGGATTTGGTTTATGCCAAATAATATCCTGTCTAAGATACCACCCACTATCTTGCATCGCTAGTGCAAATCTCCATGGCATACCTAGTAGTTCTTTCTTATAATAACTATCTCCTATATTGATCCACAGAGTTCCTGTGTTTTTCATTGTTCTTTTTACTTCTCTAAATACACCAACTAACTTTTTTATGAACTGATCGGGTGTATCTTCTAGTCCTATTTGATTGTCTTTGCCTCTTATTGCTCCACACTTTTTACATTTATACTTGAATATCTCTTTTGGTCTATTCACAGAGCTTCCTATAGCATGCGCTCTAAAATCATCTCCTTGATGACTACAATTTGGATCGCCACCAATCCATTCTGCTGTACCATAATCTCTAAGATTCCAGTAGGGCGGACTGGTAATACAACAATCAATAGTATTTCTTTTTATTGATTGTAATGCTTTTCTACAATCTGAATTTATTATCTTAATCATAATACTGGTGGAGCTGAGAGGACTCGAACCTCCGACCCTCTGCGTGCAAAGCAGATGCTCTCCCAACTGAGCTACAGCCCCTATAAATCATGCACTCCCTCATTTGTTTCAAAGGTCTCTTTTAATTCTGCCTTTTCATCTGGATCCATTACGGTGTGCGGTCCAATCTTCAATGTTTCCCAATTAATTTCACTAACAAAACCCTGCATTTTACCACTTCTCATTTTCTCACAACTAAGTTTAATTGCATTTTCTTGATCTCCCCAATGGGATATTTGGTAAGCAGCATCAACTGCATCATAAATACCTCGTGAAAATCTTACTTGGTTATTATCATTTGTTTGAACAGCAGTTGCTACTAGCACATTTTCATCTTGTGCTAGATACTTTAATGCTTTGGATATTTCTATTTGTTCTGTCCAGTCATACTGACCTGAGCGACTTGGTGCGTTGTGACGCTTAACTTGGTTTAGATAATCAACTACAATGATGCCTAGATCATCATACTCTGCTCGTTTCTGTCGCACTGTACTAATGATTTTTGCCACAGTAAGTGCAGGATCATAAACTACATCAATCTGATTAGTCCTTTTAAACTCCTCTCTTGTAAGTAGTCTGTGAAACTTATCAAAGTCTTTCTCTTTGAGATAACTTTCATAATGTTCCTGTCCTTTATCAAAACGCGCAGCCCACCACTTTGCAACTGTATTCCACTCATCATCATACAAATTTCTTTCTATAAGTCTACCAAGAGGAACATTAGTACTCATACTTACAATTCTTTGCAGAATCTGACGAGTGTCCATCTCGATTGTGAAATAGAGAGCAGACTTACCAGTCTCCTGCACTGCTCTCGCAATATTACAAAGGGTAAATGATTTTCCTCCACCTCGTTGTGCGCCAACAACGACCAAATCTTTGGGAGAAAATTTATAGGATAAATCATAATCTTGATTCAATCCTAATGCTAGTCGATTCTCTAAATCTTCTGAGGAATCGAAAAGTTCTACTGTGTCCATAGCTTCATCATCATCTTTTGTATCGACTCGATCTTGAACTTGGACAACTAATTCTTGCAGACTGTCAATATTTTCTTGTGCGTCTGCTAGTGTTATTGTGTTCTCTATATAATCATCTATGCGTGTAAGTATTTCTCCCTGTGCAAACTCATTTTTTAAATAATCAAGCAGGAGGTATGGATCGATATCTGTTTCAACAGTTTCGATTGCATAGATTTGTTCTTGTAATTCTCTAGACCTAATACTTGATTTAAGGTCTTCAAAGGTTGGTAACTTGTGATATTTTAATACATGCTTGTCAATTATATTATGTATTTTTTGGTAGGTTGTAGAGGGTAGATAATGGGATTTCAAACGATTCCAAGTTACAAAATCGCCTTGTGATATAATTTGTTTAATTAATGCTGATGCTAATGTCAATTATTCTCCCAAATAAAATGAGTGAGGGGTGTCACTCGTGATACAAACCCCTACACTCTAAGTTAAACTAGCCAATGTTTTTTCTTGCACTGCCATCGTAGTCTGCACAAGTTAAGCCTCTTCTTGTTAGCATGGTTTTAACACCTCTAACAGTTTTACCGACTTCGTCTGCAATTTCTTCGACTGACATGCCTGAAATGTCTAGATCAGCAAGAACGTCTGCTTTACCATTGCCTTTTACATGCTCTTGTTTTGGTATAGCATTGATCTCGCCAGCTCTTAGTAAAGAAAGTGCTTTACCTCTGATAGAGTTTACACTTCTTCCTAAAGATTCTGCAATCGCTTCAACGAAAGCTCCATCATTTACCATTCCGATAAATGTTGCTTCTTCTTCATCGCTGTAAGTCTTTACAGATTCTACCTTTGGTGCAGGTTTAACATGAGATGTTAACTGCATAGAAAGGATTTTACCTTGAATTGACTTAGCACTAAATGCTCCGCCTTCAAAGTTCTCAGCAATTTCAGCATATGTATACTGACCGCTGTTATCATTTACAAAATTTGCAAGAGTAGATTCTTGCTCATCTGAAAAAGATTTTGCTTGGGAAGCTGATGCTAATTCAACTTCGTAACCCATTTTTCTTAGCTTTGAAGAAACACTTCTTGAAGATGTTTCTAATTCATCAGCTGCCTCTGCAACTGTTGCTTGGGAAACTGGGCCTGAACCAACAAAGTCTACTAGACTTTGTGTTCTTTCGTCTGTCCACTTAGGTACTGCCATTATTTTTCTCCTATTAATGATTTTATATTATTTATAATCTTGACTCCTCGATCACGAGCAGTCTGTGTTTTAATTGACTCAATTCCACTCTCATTTACTAAGTGAGTGCAGTCTTTAGTCAGACTTGATTTAACTATGAAACCATAGTTCTCAAGAACTTTTTGTGCATGAGCCTTTGTAGGATAACTTTTTAACTTTCCTGTTATACAGACTGTTCCTTTGACTTCTTTTACTTCTACTGCTTTATCTGAACTTGTAAAGTCAAAAGGCAACGAATCTAAATAATCATATTGGTCAAATGTTTCTTCCAACCATAGTAATAGATTTTCCGTTGCTTTTGGGCCGATACCTGATTCACTACAAGTAATTTCATTGATATCTCGTATGGTTGAGATAGTTCCACATATTTTTTCTGAAACGGATCGCCCAATTAACGGAATAGAAAAGGCGGGTAAAAGTGTTTGAAGGTCTACTGATTTCGACTTCTCAAGTTCTTCATAAACTTTACTACCAATCTTTTCCGAATCTAACCTCATGATTATCTCATGCTTTTCTAATTCGTAGAGTTCCACTACATCTTCGACTTTCAACTTCTTAAGAGTTGCAGGCCCAAGACCTTTTATTTTCAATTTAGAAACAAAGTTTTCTAACTTCTTATCATTCTTTGCTTCACAATAGTCATTCCTACAAAACAACTGTTCATTTACCAACTGTAATACTGAACTACATGATGGACAGCTTGTTGGAATTTCTATTCTTTTCATATTTTCTATTTATATATTATATACAAAACTAACCTTTTTGTCAAGAAATATTTTCAAATTTCTAGGATTCATTAAGATTTAAATTTTGATGCCTGTCTATCCAATCTTCTGCTGTTTCGCGTTTTTTAGGAAACCATCTTAAAATTTTAGAGTTAATACTAAAACACTCAGTATATCCTCCAAACTTTATTTCAGGTAGGTACTTATCATCTTTAAACATTTCATGTAATATCCACTCCATTTTTCTACAATGATCGTACTCTCCTATCCAAGTTCTTTGAATGAACTGCTGATATTCACGAGTATAGAAATCCTTACTAGAACCTCGTTGTAATACTCCCAATCCTACTTTTCCAGCACGAAACTTTGCTATTCCTACTTTTAGGAATTTTTCTTGTGTTTCTGGATTTATAAACTTAATTCCGTAGATAATACCTTTCATTTAAATAACCAAATTCTATGTCTATGTGCAAAAAGAAACCACCTGAAACCATGTCCTAGTGGTGCTGATTTTAAACGATTGTATTTCATTCCTTATATCTTTTTGAAAAGTAGAGTCTTGTGTAGAATATTCTAATATATGCACTTATAGTTAAGAATATAACTGATATAACAGAAAGAGCTTCAGGACTGGTAATCCCAAACTGCTCTATACATAGCCAGAGTATTAGATAGTTTAAAGGAAACTGTGTCAGTAATGCACTAAGCACACTAAACAAAGTTTCTTTATGTATTCTTTTAGTCCTTTCGTTCACTATATAAATATAACTACTAATACTAATATTGTTCTTGTTATTGCGACATCATCACTAAAGACGTCGTCTCCTTGTTTGGCTTTTACACCTAGAGCATTTGCCCATATTCTCCATAAATATTTTATTTTATCCATCATATACCTCATTTAACATTGGCTCCCATACTTCTCGTCTAAAATATTCTATATCCTTTTCAACAAGTACTATACCATGCTTTTTTTCTATTTTTCTTTGTTCATCAATCCATTTTTTATATTCTTCCTGAAGTGTACTTTCTGAATACCAAATCATAGTGTATTGTCCTTATCTTTTTTGTTCTTATTTTCTACTATTAAACTAGATTCCCACACAAATAGTGCCATGAAAGAGAGAATTACAAATCCAAATATTATTTCTAATATCACTCTACTCTCCTTACGATTTTTGGAATAATTTTCCCACTTCGTATAACTTCTACTTTACAACCTATTTCTAAATTAAGTGCTTCAATAAATCCTGCATTATGTAATGTTGCTCGTGAAATATTTGCGTCATCAATTACTACTGGTTCTAGTATTGCAACTGGAGTTACTGCCCCAGACTTGCCAACATTCCATTCAACATCTAATAGAGTTGTAGTCACTCCCTCTTCTCTTACCTTATGTGCAAACGCTCCTCGTGGGTGGTGTGAAGTAAATCCGAGATTATAAAACTCTTCTACATTATCCAATCTCCACACTGTGCCATCTGTCGGATAATTATACTTATCTACAGTTAAAACAGTAACAAAACCTTTCTCCCCCAATTCTAACAATCTGTGCGACCATTTTTCATGGGTAAGTGGCTCTGCATTATAAGCAACAAAAACTAAGTCAAGGGACCTCTGCTTAAATTCTTCAATGTCTTTAAGGTTTAAGGAACCTGCTGCGTAGTTTCTTGCATTAGGTATTTCGACAGGGGCGACTACTTCTCCTGTGATTTGAAGTATCTTTTCGTCTGTTTGTATCTGACTAGGAACAAGATACTTCATTTTGTCTGTAATTGGAACACCTTTCTTTCCATCTCCACGAGTAAGAGCTAAAGTGTATACACCATCTATATAAAGAATGCTTACTGCACTCCCGTCTAATTTAGGTGTAATAACTACTGATTCATTCTCTGCCCATGAAGGCGGAGTAGTCTCTCCATCAAATACTTTCTGTAAAGACCACATAGGAAAGGTGTGAGGAATACGCTCCTCTCTATCATCTTTGTAACCGACTACTTCATCTACTTGCTTTAGTCTATCGTAGACATCATCAGCGATCAATGGTTTACCATTGAAGTACGCCAAATCACATTGTTTAAGATAATTTTCCAAACTCATACATATATTATACTCGAGTTTGAGATTATTGTCAAGAAATATTTTTTAATTCTGATAAATATTGTCAAGTAAATCTTTAAAGTTTTCTTCAATAACTTTTTTACTTTCTGCAAGAGAAAGAATCTCGACTAATGCTGAAAACAGCTCTCTTGAGTTATCAAAGTCTAATAGCATAGAAATACCTTCCTTAGAAGGCTTCCATTCTTCAGTAAAATCTTGGTAATATTTTCTGATATGTAAATACTCTTTATCTCTAAAAGTATTTACCATTAAGTATATTTTTTCGCCCTTTTCTTCATTGTAATGTATTTCTCTTTCATACATTGAAGGAGCGTTATGTAATTCAATCATTTTTCAATATCTTTGAGAGAGGAACAATCGAAACTACATTCTCGGGAACTAATAGTCTATACGAGTCAGTATCCCAGCACCAGCATAATACTTGGTGTTGGTTTGGTCTTGCACGATTTCTTTTTGACTGAATATAATCATTATCAAACTCCATTGTGCAAACATTATACTTTAGTTTTCGGCTTTTTGCACTACGATAAGTAATTACTGCATCGCCGTGCTTTTCCATCTCTTGTATAAATTTTTCTTTTTTCATTTTTCTCCTGCGTTGGTTGATGTAATCCTTCACCGTCCAATCGCTAGTTCAAAAAACAACTGTAACTACAAGATATAAAAATACCTCGATTCATGAAGAATCGAGGATATTTTAGTTAGCTATTAAGTTTGTTAATAGCTTCAGCAAAGTACTTAGCTGCTTTACCAGTAAGTTTAGTAATAATGGAATCATCAACATCAATTCCTGCGTCAGTTAGAGCTGAACTCAACTCTTGCTGTGCGCCTTCTTTTGACACTCTAGTTCCACCACCTGACGCTTTGCCAGTCGCAGGTGTTTTCTTAACATAGACACCAGCTTTTGTTAGAATCATTCTAACTCCATTAGGTGTTTGTCCTATGCTTTCTGCTATATCTGAAACAATCTCCATACTTGTTTCTGGAGTTGGTTCAGCGCCTTGGTAGTCTTCAACTACCTGTGCTTTCATTTCATCTGTCCAATTTGACATTCGTTTTCTCCGTTTGTAAGATTCTGGCAACCCGGGCGCCCACCCTGTCGCTTGCCGCATCTGTAAATAAAATCTATCACTCATTTATATATAATATTATATACAGAAATAGGGATATTGTCAAGAACTATTTTAGAGTTGCTATGAAAAATGCTTTTTAATCACATCAATCTTATCATTAGCTTCTGCTATTTTTGACACTTCTATTTCAATAGCTTCCACTATTTCAGAATGTTCTCCAATACCCACTGGATTTCTAATATAGGCAAGTATATTTGCTTCTGCTACTGCTACTTGTCCTTCTAACTTTTTAATTAGTGCTTCTAATAAATAATTCATTTCACTGCCTCTACATATGTTGCTACAAATCTGAATCTATACTTTTCATGTAGCACTGCTGGTAAGAGAAGTGGCGCAACTATACATGACATTATTGCAAAAACAATGCCACTTAAAAACCACCATCTTACTGTTATTGAATTTGGTTTTATTAATTTTAACATTGTGATAGCAGGCCACCAAAGCCTCCATACTGACATTAAAACTGTTGCTAACCAAAATCCAATAAGTATATTAGTATAATTTAACTCCATATTCTTCTAGGTGTCGAAGACTGCCTAGGTTACATGCTAGTTGATTTCTATATCTACCACCATGTTTTACATATGGAAAGAGAGTATCACTAAAATCAAAAGGTGGTTCTATTGTATAGACCAAATATCCATACTGACCATCAGGATTTATCCATTCCTGTTTAATAATAGCTGGTGTATTATTTGCTACACACCATACTTTCTCTCCAACCTCGAACCTTTCACTTACACACTGATCTGGTAACATAACTTCTTTCCAGTTATATTCAGCAGCTGGATATTTAAAAGGTACTCCGACTTTTTCTATAATATTTTTCACAAAAGCAGGTGAACGATATAAACTTGTTGCAATTTCTGAAAGGTTATATCCTTCAATATACATTTCGCATACTGATCTTATTTCGTCTTTTGTTGCTAGTTTACCTCTATTTTGAGACTTTCTAATAGCAACAAATGCTTCCTGATCTTTGTGATCTTCTATTATCCTTGCCAATCTTGTTGTATTATATGTTATTCGAAGCATTTGACACGCTTCTTTCTTTGTGATTGGCTTCTCATTTTCGAGTAAATCTATTACTCGTTGTATATTTGTTTTAGTTAAATTCTCGTAATCTTTCTTCTTTATCACTTTCTACACTCAATAATATAATTCCATAGTGAATTATCTTTAATACATCTTCTCGGTTATATCCATTTTTCTTGCCATAACGCTGAGCATACTTAATTATGTTACCTAAACAGAATCCAACTCCATGACCTGCGTCATTTATGAACTCTGTAGATTGTATCTTGTTCATACTATAATGATTATCATAAGTGCTATCTATCCATTTTTTAATTTCATTTAGCACTTCGTCCTCTTTGAACTTATACATTTCTTCTTCTCCTTTTAGGTTTTCGATTGTGTGACCTCCATCTGCTTACTGAAGATTTTGCATTTCTTATAAAGTTGTCTTTTTCTTCATCAGATAGATTTTCGGGAATAAAAATATTTACTCCTCTATAAAAAAATTTTTCCATTTATTTACTTGTTATCCTTTTGTCATACCAAGCCAACTCGTCGTCCCACCAATATGGCTCTGAACGATGCGACCACTTCGCAAAAGTTGCCTTGTCCGTGTGATAATACAGACGATACGAACCTACGACATCGCCTGGGTCTTTCAGTTCATCTGGCATAGCCATACCGAAAGGAGTGAGCCCATCTCTAGGCATATTTTTAGGTTCGGGTAATTTATTAATTACTTCAACCACTGACTTGTGTTGCTTACCATAACGATAATGATACTCGTCATTCAACGCATTTGCATAGCAGTGAACCCACTCAAAATTGTCTAAAGAAGAACGCGTCCATATCGTGCAAGGGTGGTTATACATCATTGGCAGATATGGGGTAAGAGGTCGTTCCTCCATAGGCAAATGTTTTATTTTAGCTTTATGTTCATTTAGATAAGCAGATTCCTCTCGATTCAATGCACGAGGTATAAACCCCAACATCTCATCTACCCAAACTGCTGTGCACAATAACTGTGCCGCTTCTAGTGGCATTTTAACTATGTGTTTGTCTACATGGTACTCTGCGCACTTATCTAAATCTTCATCTAGGTAAAACAAATTCATACATATATTATACTCGAATTTAAGATTATTGTCAAGAATTATTTTTTGATATGATCCTTGACATACTTAGAATATGCCAAGGATATGGTGATGAGCAAAATTATTGAAAGACTACTTACCAAAAGCACGACCTGCCTCTGATATACCAAACGCTCCGAGTGTTACTACTACTAGCGAGGTATATATTGTATCATCAATTATCAACTCTTTGCCCATAAATGCTGTGATAAGATCACAACTGGCGAATACTATCATAAAGAAGAAAGAAATAAATCCTATGATTGCTTTCTCATTTACATCATTGTCATCTAAAAACAAATCCATAAACTTCCTCTTTGGTGGAGCTAATTGTTTCTTAGCTGCTTCTGCTTCGGCTTTCAAAGCAGTGATAGTATCTTCTGCGTCATCTAGTTTATCTACTAGCGACATATACTTATCGAGGTCTATATTTACCTCATTCCTGTTCTCCGCTTCCATCGGTTGTTACCTTTCGGTAGTAAACTACTACCTCTTTGAGTTCACGAATGTATCGTTTTAACTCTTGCATATTATATGCCATCAATTCATAATCAGGAACTGACATAGCGAGAAATACAACTTGTCCCTCTCTTTTTTCTAAATCAGCTAAAAACTGGTCTATGTTCTTTTCACTAACTACATACCAATATGGTTCTTTTAAGTCTATTTCACGAGGTAGTACGGGTTGAATAATAACCCTTTCAATAGGTTTAGCACTAACCTCTAATGTCTTTTGTGGGAACAGGCTGCACTGTGATACCATCATCAGCGCTATCAATATCCCTACTATCTTCTTCAATTCCATCAAATACTTCCTTTGTTGCTTTGTTTACTCTTGTTTCAATCAGTCCTGGCTTTGCCGCTGCTAATTTACTAAGATTATGTCTTTTAAATATATCAAGATAACGATTCATTTCTAACTCTATTTCTTGATTTTTACTTTGTAAATCAAGTAAACTCTGTCCTTGCAGAGTAAAATCATTTTGTAGTGATTCTATCGTTTCTTCTTGAACTTCTACTGCTACTTCTAATGTCTTTACATTACCAAGTAGTCTTTGATTTTCCGTATACAAGTAGTAACAAAGACCACTTGCTATTAATGTTGTTCCTAGAAAAATCTTATACATGTTCCCACTCCATATCCTCAAAAAGAAGTGCTTCCGCTTCTCGTCTACGAACAAGCCCTTGGAGAACTTGTCCTCCAGCTTTATTCCATCTTTTGATTTCATGTGGAACATCTTCATATTTGCCTTGATTTAACACTTTTAATAGTGTTGATTCTCTTAAATTTCCTGCGCCAAGGTTATATACCCAAGCTACTAGTGCGTCAAATTGGAACTGTTCTAACGGCACTTTGACCATATCATTTATGTACTTACAGAACTCCTCGAGTTCTATTTCTAGCATATGCTCTGCATGAGATTGACTCCATTCATCTCCCTCTTGAACACCTTTTGTGTGTCCATATCCTATAGTCCAGACACCTGCTGGACACTTATATGCTTCTGCTTCAAATCCCTCAAACTTTTTAATAAGGGCTAAGCCTTCTTTACTTATTTCCATTTGTTTATTCTCCTAGAAAGGCGACTCCGCTGAAGTGCGGAGTCTTGCAATAAACCTATTATTCTATATCGAATGTTTTAGGTTTCATTTCATCAGGAATATTCTTTACTATATTAATAGTAAGAATACCATCTTTAAGTCTTACGGAATCTACTTCCATATACTCTCCGAGTATAAACTGCCTATCAAATCCCTTTGAACTAAATCCTTTATGCAAGTAGCTTTCGCCCTCTTGCAACCAGTCAGTAGGTTTTGCTTTGATTAGCAACTTATTTCCATCTTGTTCTACACTTACATCATCACGATGAAAGCCTGGAACTGCAATCTCTACACTCACAGATTCGTCATCTGTTCTTACCACATTGTATCGTGGATAATTTGTATCGACTGTTTCAAACATAGCTGGGTCAAACCCTAGAAAATGTCTTAACATTGTATTAGTCATAATTATACTCCTATATTATGAGCCACCCTATCGGTATGGCACTGAAAACACCATTGTTTTCATACTTATTATAACGCAAATTAAACTTAAAGTCAAGAACTATTTTTCTAGTCGTCATCAAGATTGATGTGTCCTTCTCGTTCTAGGACATCTATCGTATGTTCGATAGTCGCTCTTTTTGTTAAGTAAAATGTTCCCATGTTCGTTAAAATTAAAATTATTAGGTATGCTGTATCAATATTCATAAGTTATATTATAGCAACTTTTCAGTGCCAAGTCAAGAACAAAAATTTAGTTCTTGACATTTAGCTTCTTTTGAGTTATAATATACAAATGAAAGAATGGACACATAAAGATAGACAATATTTAAAGGATAATTACTCAAACTTACCTGTGCGAGTAATGGCAGAATATTTAGGAAGAACTGAAAACGCAGTAAGAAAACAAGTTCAATACCTAAGAAAGAGAAGGTGGACTTTTTGAAGATTGATACAAAACATATGAAACTAGAAAGAGCATTAAGAAAATTCCGAGCATATGGTAAAGAACTTAAGCAAGAATTGCTAGAACGCAAAGAATATAAGAAACCAAGCATTAAAAGAAATGCTACTCGACAGGCCGCGATTCGTCGAAATCGCAGAAAAACTGAAGCGGAAAAGGCACTTTACCAAAATTGGAAAGCGCAAGACCGTAAACTAAAAAAGCTAAGAATGTCTGACGCATTAGATAGCGAGAAATAGCACTTATAAAAACAACTTTATCTTACAAAAATAATTTATTTTTACATTTAAGTGACTTACAAAAACTCAGCGTTCCATGACCTTCAAAAAATAAATCTTGCATTATGCCGAATTTCGTGGTATAATATTTATATCTAATTTATTAGATGACCAAACCTAATCACCAAGTTAGTCTGGTTTTCCTTACAAGATATGCTTAACAATCCACAGTCGAAGCGTAAGCGAGAGACTGGGGTGTTTGGTTTTATCTATTCTTGGAACTAAACTAAGACTAACTCGTGTTAATCACTAATGTCTGTATAAAGCAAGACATATCTTAAAAACAAATCACATTTTCACTAATTACTAAAAATTCGTCTTAAACAACCGCAACTTTCGCCAAACCGAAATTTTTTAAAGATACAAAAAAACCCGAACTAAATCGGGTCTAATTTGCACTACATAGCGTTTAGTTTTCTATAGACTGTAGTAATATCTTTAGAGTTTCTTTTGGAGCTTTTTCTAGCCCAGTTAGGGTTTCACAGCCCAGCTGGGATTGGATATCCTCAACTATTTGAAGTTTTGTGATTGGCACTTCTCCTGTTTTAGTTCGATATTCAACTCGTTTATATACTCCTTCTTTCGCTAGTTTTCCTATAATACTTCTAGCACTCTTATTATATACTTCAGCTAATCTGTTTACTGTATCTCTTGTAGGATTTTCTTCATACTGCTTAACTATATTAGCTGTATCATCTTCCGTATAATTCATACTTTTCTTTCTCCATTTTTCTTATACTGTGTTTATATGGTCTAGCAGGTCTTATTTCTACACCATCTTTAGTTACTCTGCCAGAGTTATAGTATATGTAGCATACTCCATACTCGATATAAATATGTTTCCACTTTTCTGACCATTCCTCATACTCCAGCAGTAACCTTTGTTTTTCTACTTCGTTTTTATACTCGGTCATCTTGCAAATGGGTTTGGTAATGGGTTACCCATAGCGTCAGTTCCTCTGTCAATAGCTGTGCCATCACAGTAGCCGACCATTTCTCTTCTGCGAATCTCTTTTCTAGCAAATTTACCATTAGGTGTTTGCTCGTCTTTTAACTCTGCTAGTTGAGCGTCTGTGTATTTTAAAAATTCTAAATTCATGTCGTTATTCTCCTATTAGTTTAGCAAGTTTTTCAAAGTCATACTGCTTGTTAAATTTGACTCCTACTCGCTTGTGGTTTGGTTTAGTTACAGTGTAGTCAAGCGTTACACCTATCTTCGCTAGTTTTCTAACTGAACGAAGCAAATCTTGATACTCGTCTTGTGTTATATAAACTTTCTCTAATGTTATTTCTCTCATTATCCTTGTCCTCTACTTAGTTTGAAGCTACGCTTCTTATGTTTATTCATAGTTGCCATACTCTTTGGCCTCTTGCCTATACTTGTTCCCTTTTTAGTGGGTATATGCCCTGTCGTTGTTTTAGCTTTTCTCATTATCTACTCCCAAAAAGTATTAGTAGCCATGTAATTAGTATTATCCAGCCGATTGTTAATTCAAAACTTTCGTCCCAATCTTTCATTATATAGCTACCTTTACTATCTTGTAACCTCGTCTTACTACTTCGTTTCTGCACTTCTGCTTTACTTTTGGTTTGCCGTTGTCATTGTTAATATACTTCATCAGTTCCTCCAGTGGAGTCTGCTTAATGTAGTGCTTATAAACAGTTGTTTTCTTTGTTGCTCTGTTATACACTCTCTCGTCTTGTTTAAATTTTATTGGCATTTCTTCTCCTTATCTATTATCGAACCATTGCCAGACTATTTCGTCCATAGTTTCTGATGGGTCGCCTTGTTCATACTCGCCTTCCCAAAAATCTTCATTGTCTACTACATCGCCGAATACTTCTCTCATTTCTTCCATCAGTTCACCTAATTCTACTTCTTCAATAGTATAGTTGCCATCATAGTATTCAGCTACTCCAATGAAGTTTCTGAACTCATCTTCATAAGTCATTTTTATACTATGCTTCTTATCGTGATGGTCGTATAAATACTCGTGTAAATACTGCACAAACTGTACTGGTGGACTCCATGCAGAATAACCACTAAAAAAGTCCGCTTCTACATCTTCTACATTACACCACTTTGCGCCTACATTATTTACATAGTAGTTCCAGCTATCTTCTAGCCAGTCGTCTTTGTCGTAAGTTCCTTCAGGCATAAACTTTAATTTGTCTATGTCAAGAAGCTCATAACTTACATAATCGCTTCCGTCATAATGTTTTCGCTCTATACTTCTCATTTCCAAAGCAGAACTCCAACCTTTATGAGCCTGTTTGTTACCTGTTAGAGTAACATTAAAATATACATGATTAGCCATTATTTTCTCCTTATTTGCCTAAATCTTTTAAATCCCTTTCGGTTATATACTGGTAGCCACCCTTGTTAAAGATAGGGGCAGACTGCTGTTTGCGTTGTTCAGTAAGTCGTTTTGCAACTTCATCTCCACACTCCAAACATAGTTTACCCACTACTCTAACCCTAGCTGGGCTTACCTCGTTACTACATTTTCTACATCTTGCCACTACTAAATCCTCCTAAAGTGTTATTTGGATTAGCTATGTGATTCTCTCTAAGGTAGTCAGCCACTAAATCTTCTAAGCATTGATACTCTTCGCAAAGAGCCTGACTATCAGTATCTATTGCATACTCCATAGCGTCTTTCCATTCTTGCCTAGAAATTTTACTTAGACTTCGCACTCCTATATCATGGTGTGTTAAATCTTCCTCTAAGCTCTGCATATCAAGTAAGCCATAGATTATACAGTTGTGCTTTTTCTCTAAAAGAGATATAGCTTGATGCAAATCTAGTTCGTTTATATTTTCATTTTTCATACTATATATTATACTCGAAATTTGAATGTCAGTCAAGAACTATTTTTTCGGTGTTGATTCAAGAAGCACTCGAACGAGTGCGATTATTAGAAAAGAAAAAGCCTCTCACAACGAGAGGCTCAAAAACTATTTTGATTAAGTAACGGCTTACTGCCTATAGGAATTCAGCCGAGCAACCTTTAGAGCGTCTACTAATCTCACGATATCACTAGTCGAATCGATTTCCTACTTCGCTTTTCAACTACAATCGGAGTGCGTTGCGTGACCAGAGCCGAACATTGTGCAAGACTATAGGTCTTGTCGTAGTTTACTTCACTTTTCAGTCCTTTAAGAAGGAATCAATGGGAGAGCAAGCAGGTTTCCCGAGACAAAGTCCTTGTTACCCTGCTAACAACTCTCAATGGTGGCAGTTTCGTAGATTACTGCCAACTAACAAGTGCCTGACATTGTCCTTGCGTAACGGATAGTTTCATAGCTTACTATCAACTTGCGAGATTGTTCAAGGTCATAACCTACGCTTTTCATTACCTACTAACCCCATTTCCGACTACCCAGCGATTAGTGTACTGCATAGAAGAGAAGCAAACAGTAACGATTCGTCCATGAGGAATAGTTCCCATGAGGCTAGCCGTTCTAGTGAGCCGTTCTTATGGTAGTTCTCACGCCTGATGCTTCTTGCTACTGGGCTTCTGCCGTGCCGTAGGACTCGCCTCTGATAACTCCACGCCTTTGGTAAACACGCCTTTGGATATTTAAGTTATTCTGTCTTATAGCCTACGAATCATTATTCAGTAGCTTTGCCACTCTGACATTTCGAGCTGATCGCTTCCCGCGTAGAACGCGACTGCGTAGAACTCGACAATCATATGAGTGGGCTTCTCAAGAGCCTCTGATAACAAACCAATGGGCTTGTCTAAGGGAGGCATTTTGCTTACTTGCGTTGGGTATCCTAAGAAGAACATAGCCTTGGCTTTCAGCAGTGTTAGGGGGCGAGAGCTAGTAATGGGTTATTGACCTGCCCACTTCTGAGGGCTTACTACGGCACTATCACAGCGTGTGCAACAGACCTCTAACTCTCTCGCCTAAGATTGTTAAGGCTAGTTTTACCATTTTTCGTGTCGTTCCAAAAATGAAAACTAGCAAAAGCATAAAAAGAACAGCGTAACTCCCACCAACCTCTCCATGACTGTCCACCACTAGCTGTGGGCTAGAACAAGTCTACACCCTTTCGGCTAGAACAAGCAATCACACTTATTGTTACACTCTCACGAAACTCTTTGGTTTCGCCTCTTGGGTTTCTTTTGTGTTTTCCCAATTCAATATATATATTATATACTGGCTTTTGTATTTTGTCAAGAAAAACTTTAAACTTTTTTTCTCGGCTTAATCGTCCTTGAATAAGTTAATTATCGGGTCGATTAATAGGTAGTAGATAAACAAGCCTATGATTATAACTGCCCACAGGCTTGTCATTAGTTCTACCATGAAGTTTTCCACTAGACCACTTCGCTTAGTCTTTGAACTAGGTTTTTGAGGTCTGCTTTTGTTGCTTTGCTAACAGTAGCGATTGAGCTATTGTCGATACCAAGCATTGTTGCAATCTCAGCTACGAGTTCGTCTTTTCTTACAACAGGCTCACCAGTTTTAGTTGTTCTAGGTTGTGCTTTGTAAACACCCTCTCTTGACAACTTAGCGATGATGCTTCTAGTTGTTTTTCCAAATTCCTGTGCTAGTGAAGCTACAGTATCTAGGTTTGGTTGTTGTTGGTATTCTTCTACCATTTGAGAAACCATCTCGTCTGTATAATTTTTACTTGCCATTTTTTCTCCTAAATTATGTCTATTATTATAAACGGGCTTTTGAATTTTGTCAAGAAGTTTTTTAAGCCACATGTGCTATTCCTATACACATCAGGAATACAACCATGAGAATAATACTTATCGCACATAGTCCACATTCAGCGTCTTTGAAACATTCTTTTATTTTCGATTTCATACATACTATTATACAGAGCGTTTTCATAAAGTCAATATGTTGGCGTAAGTTTTTTACTTAAACTTACGCTAGGAACTCGTGGGGGCGGCACGCGAAACCGCCCCTGGGCTTTTCGCAAACCTTCAAAAATCTTTGCAAATCTTGTCAAAATTCTTGACAACCCAGCAAAAGTTTGATAAAATATAAATAAGACTTATTATAAGCCCAGCCGCGCGCCTATACCACATTCGTACTTCATTTTAGCACTTAGATTTCGCACTTAGGCGCTGGGCCTGAACCACCCTCGCGAAACCTTTTAAATACGGCACATAGCAGGGGCTGATGGGGGGAAACCGACGCAAGAATGGGAGACACAGAGATTTAAAAAGTAGAAGATTTTTGCAAACATGTATTGACCCAGCTACAATTTTATGATATAATCGGTGCCGTTTATGTGTTTTTTGAAGGCATAAATAAGTCAAAGTTTTTTTAATTTTTCCTTGATTTCTTCTCAATGCTCCCCTATAATATATACATGTTTTCGGAAATGGTTCTGAAAACGAAAGAAAGAAGGAGTTTATGATGGCAAAAGAAGTCGAGAAAAAAACAAGAGTAAGCAAGAAAGCTCTTCTAAGAAAACTTGCAGAGAAAACCAACAGACCTTTGTTTCACTTTGATAGCTTAGCTAGAAGCAATGTTGAAACAATCAAATGGGTTCTCGAGCTAGTAGACGGTCAGTAATTGATAGTTTACAGCCCTTCGGAGTGTAGGCTACTCTGTCCCTCAAAGCCAGCCGAGCAGGAGATGGACGCCCTGCAAAGCGACCCTCACGGGTTGAACCTAATCTGGGCAAAGCTGTGAATATATCGCCACCTTGCAAGACGCTGTGTGGCGAGTGATGATGGTCAAGTGTGCATAACCCTGTGGATAACCTGTGGATATGGGGCCCCGCTCAAGGCGGGGTCTTTTTTTATCAATAATACTTGACAAGCCCTGATTATTATGATATAATAGACTAGGGGAAACCCAGTCGCGGGCGCGCCGGCTGAAAAGTAGACCAGTTTAGAACTTCAACTTAGCACTTAGGCGCTAACGCATCACTTTTCAACTTACCACTTTAGCACTTTGGCGCGCTGGCGCGCTCTAAATGAGAATGAGAATCATTCTCAATCATAAACAGTATTTATATTATATTATAAGTATTATTAATATCTCGGATCTTTCCAAAAAAATATCGCAAATGTTTCTCGCAAATTTGCGAAAGATATCAGAAAAAATTTCGCAAATCTTTCTCGGCAATTTTCTAGCGATCCATTTTCAATTCTATGGCTTCTTATCTTGAGCCATCAATAATAAAATAAATTTTTAAAAATTTATTTCAATTCTTTGGCTTCGAATCTTGAGCCATCAATAATAAAATAAATTTTTATATATAAAAGTAAAACGGAATGATTCTCCAGAGAAGCCATTGTTGGAGTTTGAATTTTAGACAAAAAAAAAGGCGTAACAGAGTGTTACGCCTTACGAGGATTAAAAAACAATATCATTGGTTTTTGCATAATTATTTACATAATCTATTGCGCCCTTACACCAATTTCTTCTTCTGTCCCTTAAGTCAGTTTGAATAATGGAGTTAGAAAACCAATGATATTGTTTTGCATACATACCCTTGAAAGTCCAAAGTTCTCGTTTTATTCCCTCAAGGTTACCTGCGAAATGTTTTTCAACATCTCGCAAGTATCTGCTGACATCTCCATAGGGATTAGCAGTGTGAATGTCAGCATATTCGGCAGACGGATAAGTAAAAGTCATATCGGAATCTGTAGGTTTTCGATATTTTATCTTTCTGCATGGATTATTATATTTAGTTTTCATCTGTAAAATGTTTACCATCAACAATTTTAAAATATGTTAATAAATTAATAACCTTAGCCATGTGATAAGCAGTAGATGAAACATTCTCGTTCCCATCTCTAAGCAAAGCGCCTAGTTGTTGCTTAACACAATCTACATTAAATTGAATATCATCAAAAATATAAGTGTTCTCGGCTATGCCTTTGAATAAATCTTGATAATCTTCATTAGTAAAATCTGAATAGTCTTTCATATAATTCTTCCTTAATCTGTTTGGCTATCAGTTAATCGTTCTCTTTTAAGGAAGTTAAAAGCAACCAATAGCCATAACAGAAAATTATAGGGATATTTTAGAGGTAATCCCATTCAACCTATATCGAATTTTATCGAATAGTGCGCCAAAATTACAAGGAGTTGGCGCATTCTCCTTTCTGTTTACCCAAACAGAAAATAAAAAAGATAAGACAGAATAGGAACAATTAATAACAATAGGAAAGTAATTCCCAATGCTAGTAGTATCGTTTCTAATGCTGTACGATCCTTTTTGTAGATTAAATCTCTATATAATCGCAGTAAAGGATTATTAAATTTTTTAACAGGGATATGTTGAAGCTGTCGAGCTTTCATGTCCTCGTTATATTTCCAATATTTTTCTTCATGCTCGGATAGAGTTTTAATTTGCCAACGATTTTCAATTTCTTTTGTTGTCGTTGGTTTTTTACCAAATATCTTATCTAACATTATTAAACCTCATAAAGTCTGAGATTTTATCCCAATGGCTTAAGATAAAATCAGAGTTAAATTCTACAAAATATTCTGGATTAGTAAATTTCTCTAATGCGATATGGTCAAGATGATATCTTCTAGCCATATCAATAAAGTTATTTATATCTGAATCCATAAGTTTTTCAATCATTTCTTTAGTGACCATGTTCACCCACCCATTAATAAAGTTTGAGTGCATGACCATGCGACAAAAGAAAGAAAGACAATAATAGACATGATAGGGACAGCAAGTTCTAAATCACGCCAAAAGTTGCGCCATGCTTTTGCCCTTTCTTGTTTTCTTCTCAGTTTTTTAATATCCATATTTTTTCCTCGTTTAAATTAATGGCGCTTTCAAAGGTAAGCGCCCAACCCATTTAAGTTAATCGACCAAAGTGTCCGACTGTTTTAGCTTCAGGATTAAACCATAAGTCATTATGAAAATGTTTTAAATCCGAAATCAATTTAGTCTTATCTTTGTTTTGCTCAGTAGTAAGTTTAAAAAGTTCCTTTTTATACATACCAAACGAGCCATCATTTTCCAAACCCATTACCCGTAGATATTCGAGTGATCGCTGTTCAAATATAAAACAGGTATGTCGCTCAAATTTTAATCCGTAATCTACAGACCAAGCTAATTTAACAACAGAATATCCATTCCTTGAGTTAAATTCTCTTTCTATTTGTTTTATGCGTTTGGGTAAACCACCAACATCAGTCTTACCAACCTTAAGCCAATTATCGCCGTTCCTATGAGTTATATGCAAAACATATATTCCCTCAAGAACAACCTTTAATAAATCAATCGGTTTATTTTGTATTCTCCGAATTAATTTATTTTTAGCTAATTTAGTCCGACTGTATGGATTAAAGCTACGAAGTTGTAAAGCTGTTCTAAGTCCCATTTTCATGTTGCAGTACCAGCTTTAAAAATCGTTCCGTACATTTTTCTTTCAACATTCTTTCCATATATAATCGGTCAGCTTGTGAAAGCGTATCGAGTTGCCAAGTTTCAGAAGCTAATTTAATCATCTTCTGTTTCTTAGATTCCGTAGGTTTTTTATTATTAGTCATAATAATTTCCTCGTTAGTTAATAATTCTGCCATCAACCTAGAAAGCAGAAAAGACTTGCCAATAGCTTCGCCCTCGACAAGTCAAGTACAATTAAACCATTATATAAGGGCGTGGTCAAATTTTCGGCGCGATGTC